CACTAGCAGTTGAAGGTAACAAGCCCGACAACACATTTACCAAGTGGAACGATTGGATCAAAGTATCCGACAGAATAAGATTACCGGAGTGTGTACGACACTACGGCAAAAAGTATGAATGGATAAATTGTGAATTTATAGGCGGAAAACTTATAGAAGTACACTTTAGGCACAACGAAGACTTTGAAGGCAATATAAAACATTTTATACCTGTTTGGGCCGGAGAAGAAATAAATCCACCAGAAGGATATACATACAAAGTTTATCCAGACGTGCATGGACGAATCGGCGCTTTTGTAAAATAAATACATGTATGAAAGCATTTGTATCTCTTGACAGTTTTATTAACAGTAACGTTTATATAGATATAGATGAAAACTTAGATAATTTATTCTTAGTTTCAGTTAATGAAATAATACCTTTTTTTAATGTTAAAAAACTTCGAAAACGGTTAAACTATTATAAGGGGCATAGTAGTCAATTACTAATAGTAAATTCTTGGTTTAAAAAATACGATAACGAGTTTAAAAAATTTAAAATAGATGTAGTATATATTGACTTATGGCTAAAGTATACATACGAAAAATTGTTTGTTGATAAACTGTCGCCGGTAAGAACAGAATTTTTATATAACAAAAATAATAGTTTTTTATTTTTGATGGGCAAATCTTATAGAATGAATAGAATTCGTTTATTTTATAAACTTTTAAAAAACAATTGTATTAAAGAAAATACATTTTACACATTAAGATATAATGCACATGATCCATCATTTGAAGAAACATTCAAATACATGAATGATATTTTAAACACTCGCGATGATCTTAGACTTTTCTTAAATAACCACACAAAAGAAATCGACGTAGCGTATGATACATCTATTCATGATGCTCAACTTCATTATACAGGAATACCCTATAATGTTGATATATTTTTAAATTCTAATTTTCAAATTATACCTGAATCAGACATTGATAGTACATGGATAACTGAAAAAACTTGGATTTCGATTGCTAACAAAATGCCTTTTATACTAGTAGGTAGTGCATATGCATGTTCCTATTTAGAAAGTCTAGGATTTAAAACATTTAGAAAATATATGAAACATTCGACTTATGACGAGTATGACGACTATAACACTATCTTGGAGAACGTTGTAAAAAATGTTCGACATTGGGAGAAACATTTACATAAATTCGAAGACAGTTTAAGAAAAGATGTCGAGCATAATTTTAAAGTGTTTGAAGAACGTTACTGTAATTATTTAATAACTGAAGACTATATTTGTAAAAAGTACGGAGTTGATAAAAACTTTTTAAATAACGACGTTTTGAACGGCTATCCTAATCACTATCCAGTTAAACTTATTTCTTGACAGTTATCCAACGATAACATATACTTAACTTAATATTTTAAAAGGAGTTACTATGAGCGATAGAGTATATGGCGCTGAAGAAAAAGCCAAGCTAGAACGTCTTGTCCGAGAAGGAGTAAGCGTTATGCAAGAAGTAAGTGATTTACAAGCAGGACTTAAAGACACTATTAAGGCTGTTGCTGAAGAACTAAACGTAAAGCCTAGTTTGATTAACAAAGCAATTCGTGTTGCACAAAAGCGTAACTGGGGACAAGTTCAAGACGAATTTGAAGATCTTGAAACACTGGTGTCCACTGTTGGCTATGACAAAGACGATTGAACATGTTGACATTTTAGGTAATATATTAAATGATGGGGATATTATTGCATATTCCCATCATAATAATTTAAAGATTGGCACAATTAAAAGATCTTCGCCTAAAATGATTATAGTTATGCCAATTGGAAAAAAGTACTACGATCGAAAATATCCTAACGAAACAGTTAAGTTGGATAGTTCTAGAGTCAGTTTATATATACTTAAAAATAATAATTAAATGTAGAGTCGCTCACTTTACGAGTAGGTTGAAGGTTAGTTGGCCAATAAGCAACAAGGAGAAAAAATGCCATACGTAGACGCTATGTTCGACAGAGACGCAGATATAATTCGTGTAGTCGAACGCAAGGATGGTAAAAGACATTACCACGAATATCAAGCAAAATATACATTTTATTACGACGATCCTAGAGGAAAGTATAAAAGTATTTTTGGAGATCCGCTAACACGCATTGTTTGCAAAAATACAAAAGACTATCGTAAAGAACTTGCAATTAATAAAGGCAAGAAGCTTTTTGAATCTGACATCAATCCAATTTTTCAATGTTTAAGTGAAAATTATGAAAATCAAGATGCACCTAAACTAAACGTTGCATTTTTCGACATCGAGACTGATTTTGATCCGGAAAGAGGATTTGCTCCAACAAACGATCCGTTTATGCCAATCACTGCCATTACTGTGCATTTGCAATGGTTGGACACTCTAGTAACACTTGCACTGCCTCCTAAAACACTCACAATAGAGCAAGCGCAAGAAGAAGTCAAAGAGTGGGGCAACCTTTGTATTTTATTTAAAAACGAAGGCGATATGCTACAAACCTTCCTTGACTTGATCGAAGACGCTGATATTATAAGTGGTTGGAACAGCGAAGGTTATGATATTCCATACACAGTAAACCGTGTAAGTCGTATACTGAGCAAGGATGATACTAGACGCTTTTGTTTGTGGGGGCAGCTACCTCGTAAACGTGAATACGAAAAGTTTGGTAAAACAGCAGAAACGTTTGACACTGTTGGACGTGTGCATATGGACTATCTTGAACTGTATCGCAAATACACATACGAAGAACGACACAGCTATAGACTTGATGCAATTGGCGAAATGGAAGTAGGCGAAAACAAAACTGTTTACGAAGGAACGCTTGATCAACTTTATAACAACGATTTTCGTAAGTTTATCGAATACAACCGGCAGGACGTTGCACTACTTGATAAGATTGATAAGAAACTGAGATTCTTGGATCTTGCTAACGAGATTGCTCACGACAACACTGTGTTGCTACAAACAACAATGGGTGCGGTTGCTGTTACTGAACAAGCAATTATTAACGAATCCCATCGCAGAGGGATGCAAGTACCTAACAGACGTGACCATGGCGGTGATACACAAGCTGCGGGTGCTTACGTTGCGTTTCCTAAAAAAGGTGTACACAAATGGGTCGGGTCAATGGACTTGAACAGCTTGTACCCAAGTGTGATTCGTGCAATGAACATGGCTCCAGAAACAATCATTGGACAAATTCGACTAGATATTTCTGATGCTCGCATCCACGAAGATACCACTCTAAAGAAAATGTCGTTTGCAAGCAGTTGGGAAGGTAGATTTGGAGCAGAAGAATACGAAGCTATCATGGAACAACGCAGAGATATCATGCTAACACTGGACTTGGAAAGTGGCGAGAGTCATGTGCTAAGTGCAGCAGAAGTATACAAGCTGATATTTGACAGCAACCAGCCGTGGATGATCAGTGCAAACGGTACTGTGTTTACATATGAAAAAGAAGGAATTGTTCCTGGCTTGCTAAAACGTTGGTATAGCGAACGTAAAGAACTACAAGCAAAGAAAAAGAAATCAATTGAAGCCGGAAACGAAACAGAAATTGCGTTCTGGGATAAACGTCAATTGGTTAAGAAGATTAACCTCAATAGTTTGTACGGTGCTATTCTTAACCCAGGTTGCAGATTTTTCGATAAGCGTATCGGGCAAAGTACTACACTAACCGGTAGACAAATTGCCAAACACATGGCAGCCAAGGTAAACGAAATTATCACCGGATCATATGATCACGTAGGCAAAAGTATTATCTACGGTGATACAGACTCTGTTTATTTCAGTGCATATCCTGTGCTCAAAGACGACATTCAGTCAGGACGTATTCCGTGGACAAAAGAAAGTGTTACTACACTTTATGATCAGATATGCGATGAAGCAAACCTAAGTTTTAGCGACTTTATGGGACGAGCGTTTCATTGTCCAAAAAGCAGAGCAGAAGTTATTGCAGCGGGTAGAGAAGTAGTTGCAGATACTGGACTGTTTATTACTAAAAAACGTTATGCAGTTAGAGTGTACGATCTAGAAGGTGAACGTAAAGACACTGGCGGCAAAAAAGGTAAAGTTAAAGCAATGGGTCTTGATCTTAAAAGATCTGATACTCCAGTGTTTATGCAAGACTTTTTGAAAACATTGCTTGACATGGTCCTGGATCTTGCTGATGAAAAACAGCTATTGGATAGTATTACACAGTTTAGAAGAGAATTCAAAGAGCGCCCGGGATACGAAAAAGGATCTCCTAAACGTGCAAACAAAATTGCGTTTTATCAACGTGAAGAAGAAAAAAAGGGTAAAGCAAACATGCCCGGACACGTTAGAGCAAGCATCAATTGGAATACGCTAAAGCGCATGAACGGCGACAAGTATTCGTTGGAGATTGTAGACGGTATGAAAGTTATTGTTTGTAAACTAAAACAAAATCCGTTAAATTACACCAGCGTTGCATATCCCACAGACGAGCTAAGATTGCCGGACTGGTTTAAAGAACTTCCGTTCGATTCGGAGGCAATGGAAGAAGTTATTATTGATAACAAGTTGGATAACTTAATCGGTGCGTTGGATTATGACTTAGAAAGTACAAAACAAAACACTACATTTAACAGCTTGTTTGATTGGAGTTAATATGCGTGTATTATTAATATTGACTTTGTTGTCTGGTTGTGCTAACCTTCAAGATAACACAACTGTAGGAGACAAAGCAGTTATAGGTAGCTTTTTTGCTATAATGGTTATAGGTATGAAAGGTATAGGTATATGAAAGTAGGTATAACTTTTAGTGCGTTTGATCTGTTACATGCTGGACATATCGGTATGTTACGTGAAGCCAAAGCAAACTGTGATTATTTAATTGTAGGATTACAAACAGATCCCACGTTAGATCGTCCCACAGAAAAGAATAAACCAGTACAAACACTAGTAGAACGATATGCACAACTTAATGCTTTAAAATTTGTCGACGAGATTGTTCCTTATCAGACCGAAGAAGATGTTATTGATATACTCGAATTGTTTCAAATAGATGTAAGATTTTTAGGTGAAGAATATCGCGAAAAAGAATTTACAGGCAAAGATGTGTGTCGCAAGCGTGGAATAGAATTACACTTCAACAAGCGTGACCACAGATTTAGTACAAGTGGGTTACGTAAACGAGTTGCAGCCGCAGAGAAACCAAATGACTGATATGTCAGAGCAGATTCAATGGCTGCAAGAACAAATATGGGCATTGCAAAGTGAAATGGAACAACTCCAAATGGAGAACACTCTTTTACGAAATGATCTAAATACATTGAAAACAGAGGGCTGTTGGCGCTTTGTTGAAGATAAAAACCATAAGCATAGAGGTGTGGATGAATAAATTTATTTTTGACGTAGATGGAACGTTAACTCCGAGCAGACAAAGCATAGATACAAAATTTGCTGAATTTTTCTTGCACTTTTGCAGAGACAATGAAGTGTATCTTGTTACTGGTAGTGACTATGTTAAAACAGTAGAACAGCTCGGACAAGAAATTGTTGAAAGTGTTAATGCAGTATACAACTGTAGCGGCAATGATGTTTGGAGTCGTGGCCAAAACATTCACCGAAAAAACTGGAAGTTGCCAGACGAATGTAAAACACTACTACAAAGTTGGTTACAAGTCAGCAGTTTTCCACTGCGCACAGGTAATCATTTGGAAGAACGTCCGGGTACTGTAAACTTTAGTATTGTAGGACGCAACGCTACACTAGGCGAGCGTAAAATGTATGTAGAGCATGATTTACAACATCGCGAGCGTGAAAGTATTGCACTGCAATTTAACATGATGTACGGCGATAATATTATGGCTAAAATTGGTGGCGATACAGGCATCGACATTTATCCAGTTGGTTGGGACAAATCACAAATAATCAATGACTTTAGCTTAAAAGAAGATAGACTTTACTTCTTTGGCGATAAAACCATGCCAGGTGGCAATGACGAACCACTTGCTAAATTAGTTAAACACACCTATCAAGTAAAAGGGTGGCGTGACACTTGGGAGAGGCTATGCTACTTTCAGGAGGCAAAAATATCAGCATGAGTAATACAGTAACACTTAAGGAACTTCTTGATGTTGTTAGTCGTTTAGGAGTAGAATATCATGTAGCATACACCGACGATCATATAGCTACAATAAATTTTTGGTGTAGTGATACAAAAAAATCTGTTGACAATCAAGGCACTAGCAGTTAAAATTAAAGTAATAATCGGAGATATACATGAAAGACATTTTACAAGACATCGTAGGCCATACACATTTGTTAGGCTTTATTACTACACTTAAAGTTACAGCAGAAGATACCACTACAATCGAATCAATGGCTGATGACAGAAGCGTCATTATGACAGCAACTACACACAAGCCAGTTGGCGAATTTATTGGCATATTCGGTATGCCAGACTTGAACAAACTTGCATACCATTTAAAAAATCCAGAATATCGCGAAAATGCTACTATTGAAGTTGTTCAAGCAGAACGCAATGGCGAAACAATTCCGACTCACATTCACTTTGAAAACAAAGCCGGTGACTTCCAAAATGACTATCGCTTTATGAATAAAGCAATCATTGAAGAAAAACTTAAAAGTGTGAAGTTCAAAGGTTCATCGTGGGATGTTAATGTTAATCCTAGCATGGCAGCTATTGCACGTATGAAACTGATGGCAGGCGCACACAGCGAAGAAACGGTATTCCAAGTCAAAACTGAAGATGGAAATCTTAACTTTTACTTTGGTGATCTAAATACACACGCTGGTTCGTTTACGTTTGAGCATACAATTTCTGGTAAACTAACACACACATGGGCGTGGCCAGTATCTCAAACTATTGCTATTTTAAGTTTAGACGGCGACAAAACAATGAGCATTACAGACCAGGGTGCTATGAAAATTTCAGTAGACAGTGGTATGGCCAAATACGATTACATACTTCCTGCGCAACAAAAATAAGGAGTTAATTGTGGAACAGTTTGATATTAAAGAGTTTGCACAGATGTTTGACGCAGCACTTGCGTCAGACAATCCGGCAGTTAAAAAAGCACTGCGTAACTTTATGATGGTGGCTGCTATTGTTCACGCACAAGAACTAAACGAAGACGAACGGTTAATGGGTCCGTTGGAAACACTGTTAAAGAAAGTATCAGATCTTGAGAGTTTGGTACACAATCTAAACCAAACTCGTACATATAAAGACACTTACAGAGACTACTATAGAGATCATATTGCTACAAGTCCAACTTGGGTGTATTCACCTAACACCAGCACTACCAGCGGTACTACCACTTGGAACGGAACTGCGGTTAGCACTACAGAACTAACCGATTTATTGAAAGATCTTAAGTTTAAATGAAAACAAATCTGACTGAAACACAAAATGATTACGCTGTATTCTTACCAAGCATCAGCGGGTTCTATGCTACGTTTGTAGGTAAACAACGTTATGGCGAATATGTCGATCCGGCTCGTGTTCCAGCAGGCATTGGTGAAGTAGAAGCACTTAATTTCTTAAACCCAAGTAAAGGAGCGTTCCACTATAAGTGGGCGCTCTATTCTGCGGGTCATGCCGAACTTGACACTACTAAGTTTAGTGAAAAAGAAGATATGCTACGCAAGCGTGACAGAGATAATTCGTGGTTGTTAGGAGACTCAGGTGGTTTCCAGATTGCAAAAGGATTGTGGGAAGGCGACTGGACAGATCCAAACTGCCCTAAGGCTCAAAAGAAGCGTGAGCTAGTTGTAAACTGGATGGAAGAATACATGGACTACGGCATGATGCTTGATATTCCAACGTGGACATTCCAAGATCCTAAAGCAGCAAAAGCAGCAAATATTCGCAGTTATCAAGATGCAGTTGATGCAACTCACATCAACGCAAGGTATTACATGGCCAATCGTCGGGGTAACTTTAAAGTGTTAAACGTATTACAAGGCAGTAACCATGCGGATGCTGACCACTGGTATAACGAATTTAAAGATTATTGTGACCCTAAGAAGTATCCAGATACACATTTTAATGGCTGGGCTATGGGCGGTCAGAATATGTGTGACGTGCATTTAATTATAAAACGCATTGTTACTATGATACACGACGGATTGCTCGAAACCGGAGTTCATGATGTTATGCACTTCTTAGGAACCAGCAAACTAGAATGGGCTGTATTACTTACAGATATTCAACGTGCTGTTAGAAAATATCACAATCCTAATTTTATGATTACATACGATTGTGCATCTCCATTTCTAGCAACAGCCAATGGTCAAGTTTATCATAGCATACGTGTTGAAGATCGCGGCAAGTGGAGTTACATGATGAGTCCAAGTGCAGACGATAAGAAATACGCTACAGATACACGACTGTTTAAAGATGCAGTTGAACAAGATGGTATACTAGAAGCATTTGAAGATTCGCCTATAAGCAAGCATCTACAAATTAAAGATGTTTGTATATACAACCCTGGCGATCTAAATAAAATAGGAAAAGAAGGCAACACCAGCTGGGATAGCTTTTCCTATGCACTACAAATGGGTCACAATGTTTGGATGCATATTGAAAGCACTCAACGTGCAAATGAAAAATATGACGAAGGATTATTTCCTTACATGTTGATCGACGACAAGTGGGGTACTAAGTTTAAAGAAGTAGTTGATGAAATTTTTAGTCTAAACGATAGAGAAAAAAGTTTAAAACTTATAGAAGATAAAAGTCGTTTTTGGATGCAAGTTATTGGCACAAGACTAAACGTAGGCAAGAAAACAGTAAATGCATCAACACAGTACACCAATCATTTTGATGAACATACAGAAATCACGGTCGAATTGCTAGATCAAGAAGAATCGGATAGATGGAATAAAAAACGAGAAAAGTATAAACCCCATCTTGACACTAACTTTTGGGAGATTTCAACATGACAAACAATGATAGTCTTCGTGCGCATCTTGATGCTTTAAAGAAAAAACACAGAGAACTAGACGATCAGATTATAAATTTAACAAAAACTCACATAACAGAAGATGTTAGAAGGCTTAAAACTGAAAAACTCTGGCTCAAGGATGAAATACATCGTGTAGAACATCAACTGGAAAGTTCTAGTATAAATGGACATTCGTGAAAAAGTTTTAAAATTAGAAGCATTAGATCTTGCATTACAAGATTTAGATCATATAATAAAAAATATGAAAGACAATAACTATCCACACGAACAGATAAACGATTATGTAAAAAAACGTTGGGAAGTTTGGAATGAAATATACAAGGTAAAATCATCATGAAACGAGAATACGATACTGGAACAGACGATCAAGTAAACTTTTTTGTTGGCACTGAAGTAGAACATACTCCAGTTTACGGCAAACGAACATTGTTTGTTGTAGGTGTTAAAGACCCTACTTATATTATGGACCTTGCAACCAGCAAAGGATGTACACACATTTATCTCGGTGCTAACATGAGTTTTAATGTAACAGACAACACTGCTAACCAGTGGGAACCCTGGGAAGAGATGGCATTTCCGCTTTTACAAAAAGGCTATTGGGTTACGCTGGATGTTGACATCAGTCAAGTTGAAGGCTTGCTAGAAACCGGACTTACTGAACACAATCGTTTTATTCCTATGATCTCGGCTAAACTTCCTTATATTGAACAGCTTGGATATAATGCATGTTTAAAAATTGATGATAAAGATTTTGATGCAAGCAATCCCGGTGTATGGGTACATAGAGTTC